TGAAAATGCTATTGTAAAACAATTTTCTAATGATGGCTCTTTTAGAGTTAATGGAGCAGAACCTAATGGTGGTTATTATGATGCAACTAACAATGTTTTTATTACAGCAAAACCTTTTCCAAGTTGGTCTTTAAATGCTGAATATAAATGGCAAGCACCTGTACAAAGACCTGATCCTTACACTGATGAAGCAGTGCCTGACTATAACTTCTATCCTTATTGGGATGAAGAAAATCAAGCATGGTATGCATATAACATAAATGAAGAAGAAGTAGTTTGGAATCCTAATACATCTAGCTGGCAATAGCTCTTGAATTTTAAAATAAAATCTATATAGATTATATCTATTACAGATAAACAGAATATGTATTTAGAAAATTATTATTATTATTTTACAAAAGCTTTTAATAACGAATTTTGTGAGTCAATTCAAAAAATAGTTAAAGATAAAACCTTTGAAAAAGGAGTTGTATCTAAAGGTAAAAATGAAATTAAAGATTCTCCTTTTGAATTTAAAAAAAATTTAACATATAGAGATTCTGATATATGTTGGATAAATGATCAATGGATATATGATTGTATTCAACCATTTTTACATGAAGCAAACAAAATGGCCGATTGGAATTATCAAGTTGATAGTTACGAAGACTTACAGTTTACTAGATATAAAGAAAATCAACATTATGACTGGCATTTTGATAATTTAGGAAAACCATTTAATACTCCAGACAATCCTTTGAATCATGGTAAATATAGAAAAATATCTTTTAGTATTAATTTATCCGATCCAAAAAATTATGAAGGTGGGAAATTATGTTTTGAATTCCCTGAAGCTGCAGGAAGCAATAGAATTGTTGAATGTGAACAATTAAAAGAAAAAGGATCTGTGGTTTTTTTCCCATCTTTTATGAAACATAAAGTAACCCCTGTTACTAGAGGAGAAAGAAATTCTTTAGTAGGATGGTGCTTAGGATATCCATTTGTATGAGTGAAAAATTTAGATATAGATTAGTAAGAAAAGTTTTATCAAAAGATATTTTAGATTTTTTGTATGAGTACATTTTAATGAAAAGAAGATCTTATAGAACTATGCTACAAGAAAAAATAATACCTCCTTACTTGGAGCATTTATTTGGTCAGACAGAAGATGATATGGTTCCTGGAACTGATTTTACTATTTATGGAGACGTAGCAGGTGAAGTAATTTTAAAAAAATTAAGAAGATTTATACAAGAAGAAGTTTCTAATTTAGAAGCATATGATGGAGGTAGACTTGTAGAAAGTTATTCTTTTTTAAGAATATATAGATTAGGAAATATTTTAGAAAAACACACAGATAGAACATCTTGTCAAATATCAGTTACTTTACCCATAGGTGGAGGAAGATGGCCTATATTTGTCGATGGTCAAGAGTTTATTTTAGATCCAGGTGATATATTAATTTACAATGGTAACTTACCCCATTGGAGAAACGAATTTAAAGAAAAAGAATGTGTTCAATTATTTTTACATTACAATACAGCAAAAGAATTAAAAGAAAAAAATTTAAAGGCATATGATAGTAGATTACATATAGGTTTACCAGCACATAAAAATTTAATTGTAAAATAATATGAGATTTCACGAAGATTGGTTTATTAAAAGTACAGTTCCACAAATAGCTAAAATTAAAGACACTGTAAACAATGCTATTAAGAATTTAAATAAAGAAGACTTAGAAAATTTAAGCACCCGTGGAAAATTTTCTAAACAATATGTTTTAAAAGATTTATTTTTAAATGAAGAAAGTTTTCAATTTATATTAGAAAATTGCAATAAAGTAATCACAGAGGAATTTAAAAAAAGAAATGGCATTGAACCTCTTATTTCTTTAAATAATGCTTGGACAGTTTTAGGAGATAAACACAGTTTTCATACAATGCATAAACATAAAAATACACCACAAAATATTATATCCACTGTTATATATTTAACAGTGCCTCCTAAAGATGTTAATGATCCTGAACTAATAGACATGGGTAATTTTTATTATATTCTTAATAAACATAATAGATTGCTTTATTATTCTCATTATCCAAAAGTTAGCGATTTCTTTATCTTTCCTTCTTGGATTTGGCATGGTTCTTATCCACAAGTAGAAGGTATAAGACAAACACTTAACTTAGATTTTAATATTCATAGATGATAGTAAAAGAATATCCACGGGAAAGTTTTATATTTGGTTGGTATCTACCATTACAGTTTTGTGATGATGTTTTAAAATGGAGTGAAGAAAATTCTGATTTAACTAGAGATGGTGGATGTTTAACAGTAGAAGGAAACCCTATTAAAGATTTTAACTACAAACAATCTTCAGACAAAGATTTTAATATTATAACAGCTTTTAATTTGTATAAAAAATACATCGCGTATTTAAATGAAGGTGTAAAAGCATATGCACAATTATATAGTTCCTTTAATTTAAATGGTCCAATCGCAGATACTGAAGGTGTTAATTTTCAACATTACAAACCAGGAGAAGGTTTTAAGGCATGGCATTCAGAAAGACTAGTTTATAAAAAGACTACACGAGTTATGGTATTTATGACATATTTAAATAATGTAAAAGATGGTGGTGGTACAGAGTTTTTAAATCAAAAATTAAAAACAAAGGCAGAAAAAGGATTGACTTTATTATGGCCCTCTGATTGGACCCATACTCATAGAGGTATTATAACCGAAAGCCAAGATAAATATATTTTAACAGGATGGTTAAATTATGAACGAAGATAGAATAATAATAGATGATGACTTTATATCTAAAGAAAATAAAAAATACATTGATGAAGTTATTTTAGGAAGTAACTTTCCTTATTATATAAATAATAATTCTGTAGAAAATGATGGACATAAATATTTAGTTCATACAGCTATAGTTAGACCAGAAGAACATAACCCAGATTTTACAAATGTTAATTCAACTGAATCCATAGCTTTATTAGAAATACTAAATGATTTTGTTGAAAAACATAAGATTAATTGTACTAGAGTTTTAAGATGTTCTGTCAATATTTCTTTCAATAACGGATTTGAAAAAACTGCCAGTCATGTAGATCACAAAATTAAACATAAATCTCTTTTAGTATATTGCACTGATAATCCTGAAGCTAGTACAGTTTTAGAAAAAGATAAAAAACTTTTTAAAAAAGTTGAGACAAAAAAATACAGAGGATTATTTTTTGAAGATTATGAACACTATTTAGTTTATCCAAAAAAAGACATAAGAGTTGTAATAGTTTTTACATTTAAATAAAATGAATAATGAGTTTATTGAGAAATATTTAATGGATGTTTGTTATTCAACAAAAGAACAACAAGAAAAAGAATTATGGGACGTTTCTGGTATTTTAAAAAATAAAAGTAATCAAGTATTTAAATTTGATACTAGAAATCTTTCTTCATTTAAAGAAGGTGTGGGTAAAAAAAGTCATTTAAAAACAAAAGCAGATAAAATGGTATTTAAAATAAATGATAAATATTTACTTATAGATGTAGAAGAGTTACATAGTTATATTAAAGAAAACAATTTAAAAATAATTAATGTAGAAGAAATAATATCTAAATTAGATTGGAATATAGTTTTATGATTATTTATAAACATTTAGAAAAAAAAGTTAAGTTAGATTATTTTTTTATTCAAGGGAAAATTGAAGTAAATGCTGATTCTTTAATTGAAAAAATAAAAAAAGGATGTGAAGCTGAAGATAATTTAACTAATGTAACTAATATAAAAGATAAAATGACTAGTTGGAAATATTTTTATAATGATAATGAATTTTTAAACATATTACATAAAATGATTGATTATGTAGATTCTAATATACATATGCCTGCTTATAATCTAGCGGACGCTTGGGGATTTAGTTGTTCAAATGGAGCTAAAACTTTAAAACATAATCATAGAGGCAATGAATGGTCTGGGGTTCTATATTTAAATGATCATGAACAGACGTTAGATTTTGATTTAATTAATGAAAAAGTAAAACCTGAAAAAGGAGGGTTTGCTATATTTTCTTCTTTTTTAGACCATGAAGCCAAAGTGCATAGAACTACAAATACTAAATTTGGTATTAGTTTTAATTTGAGAGAAAATGGTTTTCATACTAGATAAATTAAATTTTTAGCTATATATTTTAACTATTATTAAGTTAAAAACTAATATATAAGTCTTCATATGCTACAAAAACTTAATTTTAAACCTGGTTTTAATAAAATGGTCACGGATTCCGGAGCCGAGTCTCAATGGGTCGATGGTGACTTTGTTAGATTTAGATATGGATTACCTGAAAAGATAGGTGGATGGTCACAACTTACAAATTCTTACAATACTCTGCCAGGTGTAGCACGTGCTCAACATTCTTTTGCTGCTATAAATGGTGAAAAATATGTAGCGATAGGGACTTCTCAAGGTTTATTTTTATATTACAATGAAGAATTTTTTGACATTTCTCCCATAGATAATGATGTTATAACTGGAGCTACCTTTGATGCAACATCCGGTTCTGCTACAGTTACTGTTAACAAAACTAGTCACGGACTATTAGCTGGAAGATATATAACATTTTCATCTGTTACTGTTCCAACAGGTTCAGGTTATGCAACAAGTGATTTTACAGAAAATACATTTGAAATACAATCTACAAATTTAGGAGCAAATAGTTTTGAAATTATTATGCCTTCTAATTCAGCTGGAACTACATCTGGCACTGGTTCAGCACAAATTGACCCCTATGAAATAATTGGTCCAACTTTTGAAACGGCAGGTTTAGGTTGGGGTACAGATACCTGGGGCTCAAGCACTTGGGGAACTGCAAGTGCAACTAGTGATGTGACTCTGGATCCAGGTTTATGGTCTTTAGATAATTTTGGTCAAATACTTGTTGCAACTATTCATAATGGTAAAACATTTACATGGAACGCAGGT